AAGACTATCGGTTAATGCAGCACCAATATCAGGCATGGTGGTGTTAGCCCAATCCGATGTGATGATTGTGCCTGTGACTACGGGATTACCCGCAACCAGTGTAAACGTGCCTGTTGGACTTCTAGCCATTATCTCTGCTCCTGTTCATCTTTGCCGTCTGAATCTGCCGCTATAGAAGCACCCATAACGTGCGTAGCGATAGTGTTAACGTTTTCATCGAGAGTCTTACTGGCTTTAACCCCATCAAGATATTTTTCTGGGCTGATAAGGAACTCTTCAACTCGTTTAATAACGTCAGTGTTGTTCTTCTTGACCAGTGCGCGGGCTTTAAACGCTTTACGCAATGCCCCCACCATAGTTAAAGAACTCTGCCCCGTAGCTTTAGCAGTAAGTACGGCTGCTGCGGATACAGTCAAACCTTCTACCGCATTAAGCGTCTGCTGTAGCTGGGCATTGGTAGCCTCTTTGCGTAGATCAAGAGCTTTTACACGGTCTAATGACCCTGCTATGCGGTCAGCTTCTTTAGGGGTGTAAATACCCGCCTCAACTAAAGTATCCCGCATCCTGCCGAAACTAACGGCTGAACCACTCCTACCGCCTGTAGCCTCTGGGAATGCAATATCACCGAACAGTTTTCCTTTAATCCGTTCAGTCATTAAGTTTTTAAACGACTTTTCAGTCCCGTTATCTACTGCGGAAGCCAGAAGACTTTTAAGCTCTTTACTGTTTGCTTTACCGTTTTTAAGCATCCCGTCAATGACGGCTTCGGGCTTCTCCGCAAACTTTTTAAGCGTAGAGGCTTCGGCTGCTTTAGCTAAACCTGTGACCTTAGCCGCAGAGTCTTTGGCCCCCGCAGCTAAGTCTTGCTTCGCTATTATATCGGTGAACTCATTTTTAAGTCTGCCGAACTTAGGGTCACTCAAGTAGCCTGCATAATCCTTCATAAAGGCGCGGTCTACACCTTCCTGCTTACCTAAAGCGCGTAACCCATCATGGTAAGTGGCTATTAGCTTAGGGTCTTCCGAAGCTAAAACTTTACGCGCAAGAGCCGCGCCAGAAGCCCCCGTATAGTTAAGGCGGTCAATCAAGGTTTCTTTACTGGGTGACTTTAAAACTTTTTTAATGTTTTCAGGCGTAGCCTTAGCGTAACGTACTGCTGTAGCCTCGGTAGCTTTGGCGTGTGCGGGAGATACACTACTCAACATTTGTTTAAGTTGATCGGTTAGCTCTCCTGCCATGTTGTCTATGTGGTGCGCCCCGCCCGCTGAATCTTTAGCTACGTTTCTCTTATGGTTTATGTCACGGATAACCGCAGACACATCTTTAGGTGACGCAGCATTTTTCTTCCATGAGTTTATTAAGGCTATTTCAGTCCCGTACTTTTTATCCATTGCTGCGCGGTCTGCTGATGCACGGGGCTTACCCTTGGCATCGAGGCTACTGTGTTTAGCCTTAAAATCCTTCATAAGTTTAGTTACAGGTGCTTGCATAGCCATAGGCGGGCCAGCATCAAACGCCTTCCATAGTTCGGCGGCAACAGCTTTCTTGTCAGAGTCTAAACGCTTAATTTCACCATGCAATGCGACACTTGCTTTAGGCACACTAGGTTGCTGGTCAAAACGCTTGCCTGCGGTAACCGCCACTTCATCGGCAGTAAGTACCGCCTGCTCTGCCACATCAGCCTCCCCGCGTAGCGCGGCTATCTGCGCTTCGGCTGCATCAGATGTAGCGCGAGTAGGGATGGAGGGTAAAGGTTGAGGCGTAACTTCATTAACAATGTCGTCACTTAACGCCTTTTTATTGGCCGTTATTGCATCATACATGGCGTAGCCTCTGCCTGCTGTTCTGTTCTCCGTACCTCCTACCGTGTTTTCTAAACCATACAAAGCTCTATTACCTGTCAACTCGGCCATAGTCTGATTCGGGTTTTTCATACTCGGCGTAGGATTGGCTGAGATAGGGGTGGTTTTCTCACCCCATCCGCCTTCTGGGGTTATCCACTCGCCTTGCTGTACAGGTGCAGGTTGCTCTCTCAACCCATTAACTATCGCCTGTTGTGTTTGCTGCGCTAGTTCTGCTTGTTCCGCGCTGTTGCTACCACCAAGTCTACCCTCGATCAGTTTATGTGCTGCGGAATCTACTACGTCAGATGTTCTAGCCGTAGAGCCAGAACCCCCTTTAAGTCCTCCAAATAAACCGCCGATTTCTTCTAACCACGGTACACCACTTACGTTAGTAAGAGCTTCACCGCCCGCAGCACCAATCCCTGCGTATAAGTCAGATTTAAATGGCCCACCGCTACCCCATTCAGCGAATGTAGCGGCGGCATCCACGGCTGCGTTCTGTCCTTTAGGGATGGCCCGTTCGGTGTTCTTGCCGTACCAATCTTTAATAGGCTCGAAACGCTGGGTGGCGGGGGTCATTTCAGGAATAACGTCTGAACCAACCCCGTAATTAACCCCTTTAGCTGCTAGGTTGTGTATCACCGCAGGGAAATCTACTACCCCGCCCCAACCTCTAAGCACTGATGAACCTATAGTATTGCGAACATCATTAGCGTAGTTTAAGCCCTCATACACGCCTTTAAGGTTTTCAGGCGCAGTAGCGGCCCCTAGTAGCCCGCCGCCGCTAACGTACTCCCCAGCCTTAGTCAATAAAGAAGGCTCGTTTACACGCTCAGGTTCAGTAGGGGGTAGGTCGGCAAAAGCGTTAGCTTTTTTAGACGGCTCAATAGGCGGTAGATCGGAAAAAGCATTCATCGCGCCGTTTCCTCGTTAGGGTTCCACTTGTAAGTTTCGATAAAATCGGCCAGTATCGCAGGGTCAGCGCGTAGCCTAGCTAGCGCCTCTGGGGGTGTTCTGTCTCTATGCTGAGCGAGTGTTTTTGCATCCGCACTCGGCGTACCGTCTTCTGACTGAATGTCTTCTGGGCTACCTATTAAGTTTGCGTTTACACTCCCACCCTGCGGTTCACTGGTATCAAAGGTTAAGTTTTTGTATTCTTGAGCTGCTAGCGCATTTTGGTATTTCGTGGCTTTACCGCCGTGTACTGAATCGGCGGTTTTAAGTTGCTGGTTCCACCCTGCTACGCTGTTCTGTATTCGCTGCTGTTGCTCGGCAGGGGTCATATTTATGACGAATGCAAGGAAGTCATCACCTGACATACCTTCATAAGTAGTCAAAGCACCGCCAAACATTGCGTGACGTTCTTCCGCGCTCATTTTAGCTAGTGCTGAGAAATACTGCTTAACTTGCGGGTCTTTTTCCACTTCGCTTTTAACGTATGAAGCTACGTCTTTAGGTAATAGCATATTCATCGCTGTCTTACCTATACGGCTTGACCTTGAACTCAGTCGGTCTAAAGTTTCAGGCGCTAAATCCCTGTACAAACCTACAACCCTGTTTGCCGCACCTAGTGAGTTTATAACTTTTTCAGCGCGGCCATTGGCTGACTTATCTGTATATCCGTTGCCATCAGATGTTATGTTCTTCTCAGCGGCCTTAGTCCACCCCGCGATACTGGTTATGATGTTACGGTTTTCATCCATCCACCGCCCATCACCGAGTGATACTAGCTGGCGGGTATTCCCTTCTGCATCAGTATACTCAACAGGCGGTGTTTTAACTTGCCCTTGCTCTGTAGTGTACCGCTCGTTTTTTATCTGGTTCTGCCTAGCTACTTCGGCCTGTTTAGCTTTATTCAGTCCGTAAGTAGTATTGAACTGTTCATCAGATACGCTATCTCTTTTCTGTTGGCGTACCGCGTTATATAGCGCACCTGCGTGTTCGTTCTGGGCTATAGTATTTCTAGCGGCTTCACGCTGTGGGGTTAACTCACGCATATCACGGCGGCTACGGGATTGACCAACAACATCAGCTAGAACCGATAGTGGGGATACTTGCCCGTATTGGTCTTTCTTGGTGGTGGCTACGCCGCGATCTTGTGCCTGCTGGTACTGCTCGTCTAGCCCAGATAGCCGCGCTTTAGCGTCAGAGCCTTGGCGTAGAGCGCGTTGTAGTTCTTCGATGTTAGCCATTAATCAGTCCTTACTAAAATAAGTCAGCGGCGAGAAGCGCGGCTGAAATCCAACCAACTGGCCCCATAGCCGCTAGTGCAGCGCCAGCACCACCACCTGCTGCTGCGGCACCAGTGGCAGCGACAGGTGCTACGGCAGCACCAGCGACACCAGTAGTAGCGGCGGCACCAGTAGTAGCACCTGCGGCACCAGCACCAGTAGTCGCAGCGCCTATATTAGACGCCACTTCACCGCCTGTGCGTAGTGCCTCTACCGTGTTGGCTGCGCTTGAAGCATTGGAGGCGGCATTAGCGGTGTTCGCTGCGTCTGCTGCACCTTTTGCGCCAGTAACCGCATCATACCCGCTTTTGGCCGCATCTTTAATAGGCGTTAAGCCTTTAGCGTCCATAGCTGTGTTGTATGTGCGGAGCATTTTACTGTTTCTGTCCTGCGTGGCAGCAGTGTTAGCAGCGTTAGTGGCGTTATAGTCTGAAATAGCCGCATCAGTAAAGCCTACGGTCTTTGCCCGTTGAGCGCGGTTGTATTTTTCATCACCTAACATAGCCATAACTAACCCCCCAACATGGCCCGATATTGGTCAATGGTCATACCTAAACCATCCCCCGTGGCGGCGGTTAATGGTGCTGCTGTACTTTGCATACTAGGCACATCTAACGGCACGTTAGCGCCCATGTCGTATGTGTCAGGTATCGCAGCACCCATATCAGCACCAGCACGTAAAGCAGATATAGTCTCTTCTGGCCCGAATGCCTCAGTTATAAGGTCGGCTAGTGGGGTGTTCTCGCCCATGCCCTGATTATAGAGTGCGCCAGCGCCCATCAAGTTATTCGACAGTTGCGCGTTCTCTTGAGCTTTAGCATTGGCTGCTGCCTGCCCTTGTAGCGCCTCTGCCGAAGCAAACTGCGGGGTTTCTGCTTTTGATGCTTGTCTAAATCTGCTGTTACCGTACATTTTATTGCTCCGTTTACACTTGCGAGGTTACTTGAGCCGAGCGGTTAGCCCCGCTAGGATTGGTTTTGCCTTCTGGCGCTACAGGGGCGTTAGTCGTACCTTGGAAGGTTTTATTGCTACGGCGGATACCTTCTGGGTTTAGTGACTTAGTTCGCAGTGCTTGAACCAGATAGTCTGGTTGTGGATTGCGTATAGCCTCTAGTTCTGCCTCTTTAGCGGCTACTGCTGGGCCTGACCGCCACCCGTTACTACCGCCATTAGCGAACTTTAAAGGGTCTAGATTAGATAGCCCTGCGTAATCCGCTTGGTTAGTGCCTACCCGCAATTTTCGGTATTGTTGAGCTTGCCGCGCATTAGATGCCGACCGCGAACCTAATGCGTTAGTGCCATACCCCGCCATTTCGGGAGAGTCCAGAAACGCCTGATCGTAGACATACGGCGTAGCTGTAGGCGCTGGCTGTACAGGACGAGGGGTTATAACAGGGGCCGTTACTGCGGAGCCTTGCCCCATCATAGATGCGCGGCTTGGGTCTGAATAGTTCATTACTCGCCACCCCCACCGTAGGTACTGCTCATTTCGGCAGTGTTCATAGAGCCACTTAATGCGTTAGCTTCTTTAAGCCCTTGGCCGCGCTTACTTAGGTATTCGCTAATTTTCTGGTCGCGTAGCGCATTAGCCCGATCAACTGACTGACTCTGTTGGTCGTATCGCTGCTGTTCAGCTTGACGGTTCATGCCGTATGCGCCTTGCGCCTGCCCGTAAGACTGTTGATCTTCCTGTCGGCCTTCGGCAGTGGCACCCATTCTAGCCATTTCGTAGGCATCATTACGTCCAGTGTTAAAGTTATTCATTGCTGAATCATACGCAGAATCACCAACCCTAAGCCCGCGTTCCGACATTCGGCGCTCTAACTTAACGCGGTCAGCGTCAAATTGGCTATCTAGCCGCTGTGTGGAACGCCCATAGGCGTCATCCTCGGCACGTTGGCGGTTCTGGCTATCCCACTCGAAGGCTTCATTTCCTGTAGTCGCGTTAGGCCCAGCAACCCCCTCGCCAAACTGCCTCCAATTTAACGGCTGGCTCATTTCCTGCTGAATCTGCTTACCTTTACCCGCCGCCATGTACGCCATATCAGCGTTACGTTGGGTCTGGTAATCAAAAATCTCTTGCTGGTCGCCACTTAGGGCTTGATTCTGCGTCCATTTGGTCGTCCACTGCCCAGTGGCAGGGTCTTTTACTTTTTGCTGCTGCCAGCGGGTAGTACCAAATGCCGTATTTTGGTCGGGGCGGTCAGCATACGTTGCATCACGCGCTGTCTCGCGTGAAAACTCGCCTTCTTTCTCTGCCGCACCTACTACGTTAGCTGGCTTAGATGATTTCTTACCGATGGTACTACCCTCCTGTCTGCGCTATGAAGCGGCAGTTTTCGCGTTTCATCTCCATCAGCAAGTAATCTACGCCGACTTCAAAGGCTTCTTCAAGCCGAGCCTTAACAGTAAAGCCCATGTGAGTGTTAAGTTTAACTGCTTTTTCTATGTTTGCGGGAACCAGACCGTATACACGACCTACCTTCACCGTATTAAACATGAAATCAAAGCAGCATTCTAAAAATTGATGCCGTAGGAGCATAGGTGTGGTCAGCATCAAGTGGCATTGGACGCTATTCGCTGTCCAGTTATCCATGATACAGGCACCGATTGTCTGGTTAGTATCGAGGTCAACTGCCACTATGCCCGTGGTGTCTTCGCACCGCTTAATACCCACTTGCAGATTACACCAACCCCAATCACTAGGGCCGTCAAAAGTTCTAAGTTCAATATTCATGTCGTAGGGTTTCCTGCTGTTAGTTCATTGGCCCGCCAGTGTCGTATATTACGTCCCAGCCTAGTAGCCGTGTTCTGTATCTAGTCGTACCTTTGGTGGCTATGGCAATGTATCGCCCTGACCCCCAACTACCTGTTAGTGTAGGGAATGTGCGGCTGCTGTCTGACCCCCACACGTTTTCGTCCCATCGACCTAAATCCCATATCCCCGCCGTTATGTTGTTGCTGGTCTGTAATTGGAAATCAACACCTTCATCAAGGTTAAAGTCATACCGCGCTTGTGAGCTGTGCAGTGGGGCTTCGTTGGATAGAAAATCAGGGCGTATAAACTTAACCCGTTTATACACGCCCGCTGAACCTAATGCCCGATATGACGTAAGCACTGAGAAATCTATGCTAGCACCATTAACGGCAGGGTTTACGGGGTTTATCAGTTGGTTATCAACTGATACGTCCATCCGCATAACCTTACCCTCGGCAGTGCCAAAGAATACCGAGTCTTTAAACTGCGTAAAACACTCCATAGGCACACCACGCCAGATGCCCCAGCCTTGGGTAGCTATGTTGTAGTAGTACTGAATAGGGGCTTCTGAGCCGACTGTAGGAGTTTCCAGCAATAACCCACCCTCAGTAGGCACCATAGATACACCCCAGCCGCGTAGATCACGTTTAGCCTTCATGTCACTGCGGATAGCCGCGGCTATTTTGGCTGAGATTGTAGTGCCGTCCATAGCCGCTAGGAGCGCGTTAGTGTCCACCCCTTTAAGTAGGTCGTTCATGCTCACTATGCCGTAGGAGGACAGCAGAAGAAGCTCACCGCCCTGCTCAGTACCGAAACGCGGGGTATTAGGTATCTCACCGATATACCAGATACCTTTCATGCCCCAATCTTCGGCTTCTGGCCCTGCGCCAGTGTACATAATCACATCGCCCGCGTGACTTACCGCGACTAAAATGTCATCTACACCTGACCCGCCATCTACTGTCCAACTGAACAGTCCTTCTAGCGTACCGCCGTGTTTGAACTTATCACCAAAAAACTGAGGCGTTACAGTGCCAGTGATAGATTTAATATCGAGGTAATACCCTACAGTGCTGTTCTTGACCGCGAACCAAATGTTGTTTTTATGCGACATGACGAACTTAACGTCAACTTCGTTAATGCCAGTGACTAAGCCTGTGTTAGTCCATACGCCCGCGATGTAGGCGTACAGACCGTTTACATTGTCTGCATAGAACAGAACATCGTCTTCCGCTTCGTTTACATAGTGTGTAAACGTGCCGTACCCTGCATCAATATCTTGGTCAGGAAAGGTCACTAGCTGCGTAGGCGTGGTATCGTAGGCGGTAACGTCCCAGATGCCTTCGTTATTCACGGCAAAAAGTTTGTCACCTACGTTGTTCTCTTCTGCTGAGTCGAACGGGATTAAGGTGTGAACACCGCTATTAGCGCCCGCATCAACGTCTAAAGCCCACTCACGGTAACCTTCACGAACACGCATACCCAACTCAAAAGGCATCATGTTATAGGTGTAGATACAGTGGATAGGGTCTTCTAGGTCGCCTAATGACTTGCGAAGATCAACACCGCCAATAGGCGCACGATAGCGGGCCACTTGGCTGTTCTGCTTCTGTGGAGTACCTATTGAACCTAAAGCCCGCCCAATCATAGCCCGTAGCCTGTGTCACCTACGTTATTCATAGACAGGTACGGAAAACCGCCTCTACCGCCGCCTGCGTTAAGAACGGGCGCACCTTTATCGGTGCCTGTAAGGAATTTGAATATCTGGTTGTAGTCGGCCTGCGCTTTAGTCGTGTCAAAACCGCCTGATTCAAGGTATTTAACCTTCAATGCGCGAGTGATTAACGTCTTATCGAACAGAGGCTTATCACTAGGTAGCGTTACTTCTGACTTATAGACAGGGCGAGTAGGGTCGGTAGCTTCATCCAACACCCAGTTTATCGTGATGTACTCGAAGCTAAGGTCTATACCAACACTAGGAGGTGTAGGGTAGACGTTAAACCTGTTTTGCGCGATACGGAAGCTAGTGTAAATGGTGCTAGATGCTAGATCACGGCCTCTTAGTCGAGTCCATTCTGAGGCAGATAGCGGGCCACCTAACTGAATCCGATTAGTGTTATCCCAAGCGGTTTGGTTAGTAATGTGACCAAAATCGTCAGGTAGCGCGTAGGCACCAGTGTCACCTGCTTGGGTGATTACGGTGTGGCTACGCACTAACTCTTCCCAAGGGTACGCCTGCATCAACTCCTCACCTGCGGTATTCAGCAGGTATCGGAGCTGCACAAAGAACGGGTCTTGGCTTTCAAGTGGCGCAGCGACAGGTTGCATACCCACCTCGGCGGCTACTCGGTTGAGTATATCCGAAGCTATTATGTTAGTGTTACCTGCCATTTTGCACCTTTAGTTTGCGTTGTTAGGTTTACGCGAGCGAGTGGCGCGTTTAACTGGCGCTGGCACTTCTTCGGGGGTGGTAGCGTTAAACGCCGCTGCTGAAACCAACTTCGCTATTTGCGCTTTTAGTTCTTCGATTTCATCACGCATTTCAGACTTATCACGCTTATCAGCTTCGATTCCAGCGTTTTCTAGCCACTTAACGGCTTTCTCACGAAGACCAT